CCGTATCTAGTCTTGAAGCCAATCTTGGGCTGGAAGGTAGATGGGTCAATGCTTCTGAGCATTTGTAGGGGAACGTATGGACAATAGAACAGTCCACTGTCATAAGGTGAAGAACCCTTGTAACCAACAACATAGTAGTGTGTGTTAGAAACGTTAGCAGAATAAGGATCAACAAAGACCTTAATGCGTCCGTTCATTGTACCTACTAATAGGTTTCCAGTGTCATCAACTTCACCGATGGAAGGTCCACCAGCACCTTGAAGACCTGAAGAGTAGTCAAGAGTACCACTCATAGCAAGAGCAGAAGCTACATCAGCAGAAGTGATGATGAAGTTGCCCTTTCCTCTACGAGTTTGCTGTGCGATTGCGTTAGCATCTCTTTCAATCTGGAACATAAGTCCCTTGAATTTCTCAACCGACCATCTTCCGTTTGAGTCAACGTCTAGGTCAAATACACCAGCGTTGGCAACGTTGTTCTGAGCACCTTGTTTTGCAACAGTGTAAACAGTTCTAACAACTTCACGGTTGATTTCTGCAAGGATCTCACTAGAAAGTAAGTTAGCAAGTTCCTGCTCTGCATCAAGACCATGAATAGCTTTCAAGTCCTGTGCTAGTTCTAGAGTGTATTCTGCTTTCAAAGCACGAGTCTTTGCAGTAACAGAAGTCTTCTCTATACTGAAGCTCATCTCGTTGAAGAGAGTAGATCCAGATCCTAATGCTTCAGCATCATCTCTAGCGATGTTACCAGCTTGACGCTCGTAATTACCAGTAGTTGTACCACCACCAGTAGCATCGTTAAGAAGTCCTGGGTTAGCATCAGTTGTTCCACCGTCTCCAAGAGGAGATACTGGATCGTTGTATGCAGCAGGTCCTTGAGTATTACCAGAGAAGTTTGTATCTGGTTCGTTGTATAGTGCTTCGTTTCCAGCACGTAAAGCAGAACCATTTTGCTGGTAATGTGACTTCATCGCAAAGATTAGTCCAGTAGGACCACTCATTGGTTGAACGCCACAGATGTCGTATGCTACCAAGTTAGGCATAGCACGACGGATTAGTGAAATCATCACTGGGTCGAAACCAGCTAGTCCACCAGTCTTAGTATCTAAACCACTACCAGATAGTGCGTTTGTACCGATAGCACCAGATGTGTTTGATGCTTCGTTAATCATACCACGCTCTTCGCGTAGCTGTGATTCTGTATTTTCTAAAAGAACAGCAGTAACAGCCTTTCTATAATTGTCTTTGATGGCACCAGCACCTTCATGACTTAGAACAGGAGACCACTTTTCTGTTAGAGCTTTTGAATTAAACATTTTTTGTTTGCTCTTTTTAAAAAAAGTAATTATATATTATGAATTCCAACGATTGATTGCATCAACATAACTTGCCATTGCTGGATTCAAGTCATTGTTAACACCTTCAACTGGAGTTTCGTCTGCAACTTCACTTTGGGTTACAGTTGATTCCTTGAAGTAAGACTCCTTGATAGTTTTCACTTTCTTAGAGAACTCTTCTTCAGTAGTAAATTCAACACCCTCAGCGAGTGCTGCTAATTTGTCCTTCTGAGTATCTGCCAATCCTTCTGAAACTGTGTTCAGAATATTTACTTTTGCAGTCTCGTTAAGACGAGTTTGTAATTTCACATTAGCTTTGACCTGTTCGTCAAGGCGTGTTTCCATCTCACGAATAGAGTCAGCCATACCTTCTACCACATCCACTTTCTCGTCTGGGATAGAAATATAGTGCTCTTCAAAGAGACCCTTCAGACCTGCAATGAAGTCTTCGGTGATCTCAGTCTTTATACCACGGTCCACGGCAACTTGATTTTGCTCCATCCATGTACCTATGGCGTAATTCACTGTGCCATTAACCTCTTCTGAGAGTTCAGATTTTGCTTCCTCAATCTTCTTCTCGGTTTCTTCAGCAAAGTGTTTTACAAGCTTTTCGTACTCTTCCTTGAGTTTTGCTTTTACTGCTGCCTCGAAAATTGTTTTTGCTTTCTCGGCAAACTCTTCAGAGAGTTCTGTTCCCTCTAATAGGGCTTTGATGTCATCGGAAACGTCGATCTCAAAACCAGCATGAATTGGATATGTGACCTTGCCACCATCTCCTGTTCCGTATGCTACTTGAGTACCAACCGTAGGTTGTGTTCCTTGATCTCCTGCATCATTGATGTTAGATGTCTGAGCAGATCCATCACTTTGTGCTGCCTTATCTCCTACAGGAGCGGCTGCCTTAGCACCTGGATTCTCTTCTCCATCTTCATCATGCTCATTAGGTGTAGTTGTACTTCCACCTAAATCAGTTACTGACTGACCACTTGGAGCTGCGGATGGATCAACTTTGGGTTGAGTTCCTTGATCGCCAGCATTGCCATTGTTAGCAGTCTGAGCGTCAGAGACCTGAGTGGGTTCACTACCAGTGCCAGGAATGACTGTTGCAGATACAGTTGGCATCGGATCAGCCGTGTTCTCCACAATCACCTTTTGCTCGGTAACGAACTTCTCAAACTTTTCGTTTAGCTTGTCTGACATTTGAGTTTTCCTCGTAATTTCCGTATAATTAATCTAAGTTTATTTATAGAATCAAAGATTTGAGAGGAAATGCTCAAAAACTTTGAGCGTTTTCTCTTCCATGGTGCGGCGATTTGCACCGTCCATGTACCTTTGGTATTTAGCAACTTCCTTTTCTTTTAAAAGACCGTTGTCCCACACCCACTCTTTGCCTTCCATGATTCCATTTACGAAAGCATCTGGTGCGGATGGATCTGCCACAATATCTGCAGCAGTTGTAAGCATGAAGTCATCTGCAACAATGCTGCAGTCTTCACTCTTTTGAATGCTTCCCATACCACGAGAAGAAACACCCAACTGAACTCCTTCGCCAAGTAAGTTCTTAGCGATATTACCCATTGGTGTATCTAGAATCTGTGCCTTACCAATAAAATTATTTCCCTCTGATTTGAGTGAAGTAATTCTATGGGATACTCTATCAAGATTGATAGTAGGACCATCAGGATGACCAAGTTCACCGAGAGCACGTTTTGATTTTACATACTCTTCGTTGTATCTATTGACCTCACGATCAAGGACACTGAAAGGGTACATACGACCATTGCGATTTTTTAATTCAGATTGTAAGAATACTCCTTCAATATAAAGAAGTTTCTTTCCGTTCTTTTCCTCTGTAAGGATTTTAACGTCTTCAATCTGTTCCGTTATCAGTTTCATCGGTAGTTTCCTTTTCGGTAGGTTCGTCAAAGAATGTATTTGCTACCACTTTTTTGTAATCTGCCATTGCTTGTGAAGCTTTGCCAAATAACATGTCGTGGACTGCATCAATAGCAGATGCTCTCTGATTATCCTTGATCTTGCCAACGATATCTACAGCACCTAACTCGTTATTAACTTCAGTTTTTTCAGCCATAATAATAGTTCAGTATATATTATTTATTATTTGTAGAAGGTTTAGGTGCGGATTTTGCTCTTTTAAGGTCTCTAGCTAGAGCATCATCCTCAGCTTTTGCTTCTCTTTCTGCATCATCATCTGCTTGCATTGCCTGTATTTCAGGAGCGAGTGCCTGATTTGTTCTATCCATATTATCAAGAACATTTAGTTCTACTGGATCAATAGCAAGACCAGTGTTGATGTCGGTTCTCATCTCTTTATCAATCTCACGCATATCTTTGTTAGTTTGACCCAAGATACGTGAACGAACATACTTTGTTGAGAAATACTTTCCAACAAAAGGATCCATTTGAGTTACAGTTATCATTCTCTGATTCATCATTTCAATTTCTTTAAGTTCGTTGAAATGGTTGTCAAATAAGAAGTCAAACTGGATATGCTCTTTCATATCATCCCAGTCTTCAGGAGCTATTACTCCCTTGAGTATGAGTTGCGTCTTGAGCATGTCGTGGAACATCTCACTAAATCTTTTACGAAGTCTTCCAATGAACTTGGTGAACTTAAGTTCGTCACGGAGGACTTCAGTGGTTTTACCGAGGTTGAATCCTTTGTTATCGTCTGTGAGACGGGAAGGAGGAAGATTGAGGCTGTTATAAAGCTTCTTCTTAAAATACTCAACATCTTTGAGTTCGCCTAGGTTCTGTCCACCAGGCAAGGTGGTGATCTCAGTTCCACGACCACCCTCTCTACGAGGTAACCAAAAATCCTCTAGCATACTCATATGCTTTTTGTCGTCACGCATCTCACCAGTGTTTGCGTCATACACTAGCTTGTTACGATAGCGACTCATAACATCACGAAGATATTGTTCCGCTTTTACCTTAGGTAGATTACCTACATCGATATAGAATATTCTACGTTCAGGAGCACGGGATAGTCTGTATATAACAAGACTATCTTCAATCATTCTAAGTTGATTAAGAGACTTAATTGCCTTATGAAGGAAACCAAGAGTCATTCTCTTGTTTAAATCTTGTAGTCCAGATGGTGCAAATGTAATACTATCCACTGCCATCTTGATACCTTGTGACAATGACATGTCACCAACTGGTCCTAATACACCACCTTTATAGAACCCTTTTGGATTATACAGATAATAATCTACAAATGTACCGTATTCATACTCAAGTGCTGTGCCTTTAATTGCTTCACGAGCTATAGAGTCTTTCGGTTTTTGATCAATTTTTTGTCGGACCTTCTTGATCTTCATTGGATCAATATAACGAAGTTCCGTAATACCTTTCTTTGGATTATCTAAATCGATAACCTTATGATAATAAAGTCTTCCGTCAATATACCAAGATCTGACAATCTCATGTGCTCGATTGTCAAAGTTTAAAAGTTTTTTAATATACTCAAACTCATCACGAACTTTTCTTTTAATTCCCATACCAGCATCTAGATTATCTAGATTAACTTCGACGGGAGTATCATGAGCATCACTCACAATAAATTCATTTACTACTTCGTCAACAGCACTATCCACTTCTGGATGTAATGCCATATCACGATAACGACGGATCATCTCAAACTCATTACGAGCTTGATTATCCGTGTCTACATATGTCCCATAGTAACCACCTGCTGCTACGGCGATTGCCTCATCAGCATTAGGAGGGACGGGGGATTGACCCTTCCGACCCTCCTTGCGATTAATTTGGAAGCCAAATAACTGACTCATGATTACCTATTCAAATAAGTATGCTTCCAACTATTTATCAAACTACAGCGATGCTACTTACGCCTTCACGTGTTCCACCTTGTGCAGTGAAGTAAGAATACTGCCACTCAACTGTAAATTCTTCAATCTGATCGTTGCTATCATAAGCAAGATCAATAGGAGAAACGTTAGTTGGGAAGCAATGTAATAGTGTGTACTGTCTTAGGACAGCTCCACCTTCAGAAGCATCTTTTTCAAGTTGCTTGACAATTAATTCACCCATGTAACCATCACTCTTATTAGGTTTGAACAGAGGAGCAGAGTTATCATCATGAGTATTGATGGTATTTGCCCACTGCTCAAAGAAGGAGCGTAGCTTAAGATCCTTATCGTTGAAGAATGTTGCAGTCCATGTATCGAAGGTACGATCACCAGCGATCTTAACTGTTCTTCCTCTAAAAGGAACTTCTATCACACCCAAGTTAGAACCTGGAAGTGCTGCGGACTTGCACATTACGTTAATCAAGTCCTGTGCATCATTTTTATCTAGAACATCAGGGAATTTGACGTCAACCATAAACATATTAGGTTTGACGCCTTGCCCTATATTCTGTAAAAACGCACTTACGTTATTGACTGTTGCCATTGTTTTTTACCTCGTGTTTTTTTCTCGTTATACTTTTAGATTATCTACCGACGACTTCAGCGAACGAGACACCCGTTCTTGTAGCAGTTACAGTAACTGTTACGTAGTTAATCGAGCGTGTAGGCTTGAGGTAGAGTTCAGCAACAAACTCATTTCTGTCAATGACTTCGGGAGTATTGTTGGTATCATCACAAACAACTAGGAAATCAGTTAGACCTCTACGTGCTTGAACCTCAGCAAGGTAAGAACCGATAGAGGAAGAAAACCCTGAACGAGTTGTTTCATCATTCTGTTCAAAGAGAACTGCTTCTGCAAGTCCTCTAGCTCTCTTCTCAATGTTTAGGAATAAACGACGAACGTTAATTCTATCGAATGAAGAAGGAGATGCTAATGCAGTCTTATCACCAAATAGGATAGGACCAGCACCAGGGAAAGCAACAACTGGGTTTACTGCACTGGTGTAAAGATCGTCTCTCTGTGCCTTGTTGGGATTGAAAGCGAGTTTTACAACATTTTGTAATCCTCCTCTTGCAGTTCCTGCAGGAGAGAACCAATCATCTAGAATTGCGGAAGTAGAAACACAAAGACCAGCAATATCACCATTAGTACCGATGTAACGATACTTATCGTTGAACCTGTCGTATGTGTACTTAACTCCACTGTCTTTTACAACGTAAGAACTAGAAGCAATATTATCCATGAAGGATAATGTGTTAGTAAGTTGATCTGAAGGAGATAGTGCAGCACCACCAGAAGTAGCTACTTGAGCACCAGTCCAAGGAGAAACGAATGCAATGCAATCCTTTCTGCTATTTGCAACAGCAGCAACTGCTTGTGCTTTAGCAATTGTATCTGATTCATTAGCACCGTTACCACCCATAAGAACGAAGTCTACAGTGGTTTCTTCAGTGTCTAAGAATTTATCATATCCTGCTTGTACTTCACCTGCAGTGTATGCATAGTCATCTGTACCACCAGATAGAGCACCACCAGCAGTAGACTTGATGTATGCAATAACCAATGGAGATGCTGAAGTAGCACCGTAAGATGCAGCAGTAGCACCAGGATCTTCACCAAGTGTAGTAAACTCAGCAGAAGTTAATCCTTGACCTGCATAAACATAACTAGAAAATTCATTAACATAATTTTTCCAATAAGAAGATGCACCTTCAGGTGTCTTGCCATCAGAAAGTTTTGAGAGATATGTCATTCTCTCTACAATAGTATTTGTTGAAGTGTCAATAATAGCAACGTGTACTTCGTCACCAGATAGATAACGCTCAGAAGCGTAAGAGCTAGTACCAGGACGAGGAGCAATTGATTTATAAGTTAAACCTGTTGAACCAATTGGAAGTGAGTTCCAGTCAGATGCAGTAAATGCAGACTTAGTAAAACTGTTACCAGTTACTGCAGGAGCAGCACCTTCTTTAATACCAACATTGTTAGCATCAATAACAACTGTAACTTCGTGGTCGTTAGCACCATCGTTAACTGTGCCACCAACTGAAAGACCATGACCTGCTTTGGTCATCTTTGCGTCAGCAACTTTATCTACAATAACAACATGAAGGTTGTTACCATCTGCACCAGCATCTCTAGCAGCAAACTTTTCAGTAGTTACTCCTGCATCGAAGTCTTCCTGACTACCGATAAGAACTCCTGACCCTGAAAGGGTTGCGTTTAATACTCCAGTAGCTGCACGAACAACTGCTAATGTTCCACCATAACGAAGGAATTCGGACGCTACTAACCAATCAGAAGCGTTTGCCTCATCTGGTGCACCAAATACATCAATTAGTTCTCTCTCAGAACCGATTTGTACAATTTTGCCTACGGGTCCTTTGCGAAATGAAGAAGATATAGCAGCACGCAGAGCACTACTACCAACTACAACCGCATTGGATAAATCACGTTCTCTAATAACAACACCAGGCGAGACTTGACTTGCCATGTTTTTTTACCTCTTAGATATCAAATTTATCTAAAAGTATTTAGAAATTCCATTCTCTCAACAGGGGAAACAATGCATGAACAACCTACCAGTCTGGATAGTCTGCTAGGTATGGAGGTAAAGGTCTAGGTCTATTTTTCTTTTTGCTTTTTCTCTTAGATATTATTCTTTTAACTGTACAGTCCTTACATTCATATGAATATGCAGAAGGAAGACCTCTCTTCTGTCTTCTTGTCATATAATAATCTTCAATTAAATTCTTCTTTTTATGACAAGATCTACAAGTCCTCTCTTTGAAAAGAAGATGTTCCAGAGAAAACTGATCCCCAATATCCATCAGTAGGGTAACATATACGTAACTTCATTCTGCTTATCTCCGTATGCCCACAGTTCACCGTCTGCGTCCACGAAGGTATCGTCACCCAAGCCATCATCGATAAACCCAAAAGGAGCCATATCTTGTTCAATTTGGTTTCGTTGTTCGTCATAGATTCTTCTCCTAATGTCTTGGTCAGTCATCTCTTTGAAATATTCTTGCATGACTAACCATGCAAACAATACCATACACATTACAAGATCATCATGATATCCTTCATCTGCTTCCCATGCTTGTTTCTTTTGTACAAAGGTAGTTAACTCTTGGAAGATATGGAAGTCATTGAATAATAATTTATCTTCTTCAATAATAGCTTTAAGGTTAGAGCAACCTATCTTCTTAACAGTGATACTCATCTTAACACCTAACTGTGTCTTATTACCTGAGAACCCTTGTCCAACAATTTGTCCTGCCCTACCTCTCATAGCACACATGAGTACGTTAGGATACTCAAGATCATAGTTTAATGTTGCTGCTATGCTATCTCCTATATCATTTACCTCTACTAAGATATAAGGATTGTTATATTCTTTAGCTACTTGGAAGATGACCGAGGGAAACAGTACAGGTTTAATCTCATTATTTCTGTACTTCGCAACGATCTGATACGGCACACTGGTGATATCAAACACGATGAAAGCAGAATAGTCGCCACCGATACCTCTGGCAACATCGACAGTAATAATATATTCGTTATCTTTTTCTGCTCTCTTATAAATGTCAAGTCCTGCATTACTAGCTATGGGGTCATGGAATGGAATGTTCTGAAGTTTCGCTGGTGATATTAATGTATCAGCAGATCCAAGGAAGTCACACTCAAACTCTTGTGCAAATTGTCGTGGAGATGTATTCTTCATAGTCTCTTCTTTCCATTTAGCATCTCTGCCTGGAACTTGAGACCAGTGTACTTCATTGGTTACGTAATTATTCTTACCTCTCTTAGCATCTTCCCACGTCTTATAGAAGTGGTTCATACCATTAGGAGTGGATATAATAATTACTTTCGTTGACTTACCAGAAGTAATAGTAGGATAAACAGAGGCAAAGAATTGCTCCGCAACATGGTTTGGAACGA